TATCTGTTTTTCTTAATCCTCTACCAATAGATTGTAATACCCTTATCTGACTCTTACTGGGCGAGGCAAAAATTATATTATTTAAATTAACTATATTGATACCGGTAGAGAATGTACCATAAGAACATACCAATATAGCATCCTTTTCTGTTTCTGTTATAGCTCTTATTTCTTCTCTTGTATCAGCTGAGGTTTTACCACTCACATAGAATACTTTTCTTTTTCCCATTACCCATACTCCTTTAGCTGATTCATCAATCAATCTAAATAATGGTTAACCATGCTTTTCAACAAATTGGAATAAAATTAATGTGTTACCCTTTTGGTCTAAAGCTAAACTCCTAATAAATTTATTTCGGGCATTACACCTAACAATATAATCTATTTCCTCTTGGTATTTCATTTTGGATACTTCACGACATGCTTCATCTTTATGTTTGAGTAATATAACATCTATAAATAGATTAGCTAAATCCCCTCTATCAATAAGGGCTTTTGATGTTGTTATATTTTTATGAGGACCGAACAATCCTTCCAATACAAGTTTATGAGTTTGTGTACCATCTAGAGTACCTGTTAATCCAAATCTATATCGAGCCTCAGTACATTTGGTTAATATACTAGTAAGAGATTTAGCTTTAAAGTTATGAGCCTCATCACCCACAACCATACCGAACTGTTGGAAGTATCCCTTTTGCATTTTATATATTGATTGCCAAGTAGATATATAAACTCTTTTAGTCTTATGGCCTTTATCAAGTCCTGCCATAATCTCATGACAATTTTCAGTTGCAAACCAATCATCATCATTATCTGCATACTTACAAAAGTCACCATACATTTGTTTAACAAGGGAAGTAGTAGGTACTATTATTAATACTTTATCTTCATTACGAGCTAAAAAATATCTCATAAGGAGATATATTATTAATGATTTACCTGAAGCTGTAGGACTTACTAATAATCCCGAACGCGTTCGTAAACCATATTGAATAGCTTCTAATTGGTAGTCCCTTGGTATATATGGTATTGGAATATTATCAATCCAAGATAAGTCATCATTATAATCCATACCTGGAAGATTATATTTATGAGGTGGTTCTCTTAATATAGATATAAGTTCTATATTCCTCTCTAAACAAAAGGCTTTTACATAACCAAATAATCCTGAATATAAAGATTGGTCACGTAGATTAAGTAGTCGTATTTTTCCATCCCATAATTTATTACGGAATTGTGGCATAAACTTATAACCAGGAACATAAAATGTAAAATATTCTGCTAGTTCTTGTATAATACCTTTATCATCACAATCAATATAAAGGAATGCATTATCTTTAACTTTAACGGTTATTGTTTCGTTCATTCGCTAATTTATGTGCATACTCTAATGCAGTCATTCCATCAGGATAGACTACATCTCGTGGTGCTTTCTTTAATAATTCTTCTGTTTCTTTAATTAATTTCTCAAATTTTTGTTTCTCAGCACAAGGTTTTAAGCCATTGCTTATATTATTATAGCTTATAAGTAATAGCTCTAATGTTTTTCTGCTAAGCACCTGCCTCGAAACTCCGCCATTTAATTATGTTACCAATATTTTGGTGTCGCCATCTTATAGTATTCATAATTTCCTCCAGTGTTTCAATAAGAACTTTGTCATATTCTAATGCTGCTTGGGCTTTTTGTATATCAGTATCTGAATCATAATAATAATTCATATCACCTTTTAATGGTTTATTTAATCCACCAAATGGGTCATATTCCCAACCTTTCATATCCATTTCATCTTGGCTTAGCTTACCATTATAATATAACCATTTATCTTTTAATAATGTTTTATATTCTAAATCTTTTTTCTTTCTGCGCATTCTAGCAATAGTAATTAATTCTAAATACTTGCTATGTATACGTGCCATTTTAATGGTAGTATCATCTAATTTTAAATCATCTATTATGGAATCTTCCTTCCACATTTTTAATACTTCTTCAATATTCATTGCCAAATAGTGCCCTTTCATCCATTATTTTTTTTCGATTATACTCTTCCAATTCACCAAATAAATGATTATGAAGATAACATATAGGAACATGTTTACTTATACAAAAACTATCTATATCTAATAAGATTAACTTATATCCTTTAGACCCTTCTTTCCAAATTACATTATTTACATGTAAATCATCATGCCATAAAAAATGACCCTTTTTTAATTCTTTTAATGATATATGATAAAGCTTTTTCCAAATATCATCCATAGCAATTTTTATTTGTAAAATACTTTTTTGAGTAATATTCCAAGGTTGAAAATGAGGATTATCGTTAAGAATTAATCCATCAACATACTCATATGTATAACCGGTATCACCCCATTCTATAATCTTTGGTATAAAATCTAAGTCATATTTTTGAAATATAGAAAAAATAAATGGTAGGTGAGAATTTTTTTTAAGATTTCTTATTTTAACTATTTCTTTCACCCTTGCCCTCTATATTTTTTAAATGAAGCTCTCTTACGTTTATTCATAGATGAAGTTTTAATCCATCTTCTACCAATACTAGTTTTTTTACGCGTACCAATCCACTTATTTTTTATAATCATATACTGATATTATATCATAGTTTAAAGGGAAAGTAAACAGCTTAGAGGAATTGATAATAAGAATATTGGAAAGATGCAACTGCAGTAAGATATTCTACATCAGTTGTTGTGATATCAAATGGAAGAGATGAAAGACTTGTTGGATAAGCATCTACAAATTTGATTTGTTTTGTGACATTATTAGCTGAGTTCATAACAGTAAGTGTCATATCTCTATAATGGTCTGAACTTGTTGTCGATGAATGATTTGATTCTACATTTGCTTTCATCCAATCAAAGATTTCTTTATAATTTAAAAGGTCTTCATCAATAAGATATGACATTTCAAATGTACCAAATCTCATTTTATCTCCAGCTCTTCCTACATCAATTGATTTATAATTTAATGGTGCACCTTCAACAGATACATCTGGAAGCATCATTGTTTGAATAGTCCACTCTGCACCAGAATAAGCTTGGTTATCCAGGGTTAAAACAAACGACGATGGGTTTAAAAAGTTTGGCATATAGTTATTTATACGAAAAAAAACCGGGCTTTCGCCCGGTTTAGATGTATATTTAGAAAATTATAGGTTAACGACCTTACGTTTTCTGTAGTATACGTTTGCTCCAGCACCAGCTGTGACAAATGGATTGTCAGCAAGACCGTAACGAGTTTTGAATCCAATTTTTGGTTGGAAGTCATTTTCGCCAATAGTCTTCATCATGCTTAATGGTACGTATGGGCAATAGAACATACCAGCATCATAAGGATTAGAACCCTTATAACCGATAGTGTAATAATCTACTGCAGCATATGGATCGATATAAACTTTCATACCGCCAGTCATAGTACCAGCCATTAATGAACCAGTAGCATCTGAATCAAAGTTGCTAGGACCAGATAGACCCAAAGTTGTGTCCATCATACCAGCAGCATTTAATGCAGCTGCAACGCCATGTGAAACAAGCGCCCAGTTACCTTTACCACGACGAGTTGAAGTAGCAATAGTGTTTGCTTCTTTTTCCATAGCAAATACCATACCTTTGATTCTTTCAACTAGCCATCTTGCACCACCTGTATCAGCAGCATCAGTAGCATCAAACTCACCAGAGGCAAGTGTAGATGTTACAGACTTAAGGTTAATGTTACGGATGATTTCACGATTCATTTCAGCTAGAATTTCAGTTGAAAGGATATTCGCAAGTTCAGTTTCCGCAGATAAACCATGTACTGCTTTAAGGTCTTGAGCTAATTCAATTGTGTATTGAGCTTTAAGAGCACGAGACTTTGCAGTCACGGAAGTCTTATCAATTGAGAAAGCCATTTCGGCAAATGCGTTACCAGTGTTACCTAACGCTTCAGCAGCACCCGTAGATAGACCCTCACCTGGAGTATAGTCATCCACAGTATCTGATTCACCACCGCCAGAGTCTCCAGCAAATGGATCGTCACTTTTGCCTACTGAACCTGAGCCACCACCAGAAAATTCTGTGTTAGCTTCGTCATGTAATGCTTCAGTACCGCCTTGTGTGCTATAACGGCTCTTCATTGCAAAGATCAGACCAGTTGGTCCAGTCATTGGCTGTACGCCAACTAGATCGAATGCAAGAAGCGCAGGAGTCGCACGTCTTACTAATGAAATTAGGACAGGGTCCCAATTATCAACGCCACCGCCAGTCTTATTAGCCGCGATTTCGTTAAGTTGAGCTCTTTCTTGGATTTGTTGCTTTTCCATATTCTCAAGAACTACTGCTGTAACATTACGTCTATGTGAATCAGTAATTGCTCCAGCATCTTGAGAATCAAGAACAGGGGCCCATTTTTCCTGTAATTGTACTTGATTAATTTCCATTTTTAATTCTCCTTTTAATGGATTAAGTTCGCGACATCGCGTCCAAGTAGGTCTGCATTTGAGCAGAAACTTCTTGGGGTTCCGGTGTATCCTCAGTAATGGCATCAACTTCTGATGTCTCTACCGTGGCATCTTTATTAAGGTAAGATTCCTTAATTGTAGCTACTTTAGTTGAAAAAGTTTCATTATCATCAGCTTCAACAGCTTCACATAACTCTTTTAACTTTTCAGCTTCAGTTGTAGTTAAACCTTCACATGCTTCACGGATAATGTCTTGTCTTTCATAAGCTTTCACTTTTTCTGACAATTCAATAGCCTTTTCAGTTGCATCATTTAATTGAGATTTAGCATCTTTTGCTTCTTCAGATAGGGTATCTAAAATATCGCCCGCATCGTCAGGAACATTGATGTAATGCTCTTTAAATAATGTACCTAGTGAATTAATGAATGATTCAGTGATTTCAGACTTCAGAGAATGCTCAATTGCAACCTCGTTATCTTTCATCCAGTTTTCGACTACATATGTTAAGTAACCGTCAACTTTATCAACCAAATCTTCTTTAATAGCTTCAACTTCACCTGCTAAATCAGATTCATATTGCTCTTCTAATTTTGCAGTTTCAGCATTAACTTTAGATTGAAGCGCTGCTTCAAAAATAGTAGCTGCTTTTTCTTTAAAGCCTTCAGACAATGTGTCTTCGTCTTTAATTAAAGCTTCGACGTCATCTTCAAAAGCCTCTTTTTGAGCCTTCTTCTTTTCAGGAATACCTTCGACTTCATTGCCATCATCACCTTTTTTCTTTTTCTTAGTATTAAGTGGTGTAGCTTTGTTGTCTGCTTGAGCTTGTTTGCCCCCAGTATCTCCAGCGTCATCTACTGTTTCATCTACTTCATCTTCATCTTCAGCTTCATCATCTTCTTCATCATGGTCTTCTGCCTTAGCCTTAGCTTTAGCTTTTTCCGCTGCTTCAAAAATAATGTCAAGATCTTCTTTAGACATTTCTGTCAAAGAAGCTTTAATTGCTGATGCTGTACGAGCTGCTGTTAGAGGTGCCTCTGGAATATCTAATTCCTCAGCTTCTACTTGCGTATCCTCAACAATAACCTCGTCTACAGTTTCCTCAACAACTTCGTCTTTTTTTATAACTTCAGACATTGTTTTCTCCTTTTAGAGATTATAGTTTAGAGAGGAAATGCTCGAAGCCTGCTGTTTGTTGCTCTTCCGAGAAACACTCTTTAGGCTCTATCACTTCTGTCTCACCTTCTTCAATTGCTTGAGTTTTTATATAATGACCAGTACCGTCATCTTCCCAGTTAACACCTTCCATAATGCCATTTACAAATGCATTAGGTGCTGATGGGTCTTGTACGATATCAATTGTGTTAAGCATGAAATCATCCCTAACATAATTAGCGCCATCTTTAAAATCC